TGATCGATCAATCATAAGAATAGACGATAATCTTTCGGAAATGGGTGGTACATCCATCAATCAAATCCGAGAGGCTATCTTTGCTATTGAAAGAACTCTTGGTGTGAACCTGCAAGGCTCAATGGGAAGCCTTGCGGAACGCCTGAATGTATCTATCAATTCAGATGGAACTCTAAGAACAGATGCCCTTCAAGCTGTCGGCTTGGCAACCTTGCCAATCCATGACAACCAAGTGGCTGCGACTGCTGGGATCCAGGAATCTAAGTTAGACCTGGATTTCAGCACGTCCGATCTTGCAACTCAGCTTGCCGCTCTCGATGCTCTGGTAAATTCCACAGCAGATCTTGCAACGCTAACCAACTCTGACTTGCTCATTCACATCGCTGGCGGCACGCTGCTAAATGACAACTCTACCCAGGCACGTCACGTTGCCTCCCAAATCGATATCAACAGCGTTCCTCTTGACACTAGAGATGCTACCTACATCTGGGGTGGTCTCAAGGACAAGAACGGCAACCTCCGCTCCGCAACTCAGGTAGCAGAGGCATTGCTTCAGATTAACGATGACTTTGTTGCCCACCAGAACGCTCTCTCGGAAGCTCATGTTGCTACAGCAATCTCTGTAGATACAACCAATTTCCTTGAAATTCCTAAGGAACTTACAGATGTTCAATCTGTCCTTGATTATTTTGACGATCAGGAGACTCTATCCACAGGTCTTGACCGAGCTACTTTACACACCAATGGCATCATTCGAGATGTGCGCGCAGAAGATCCGCGAGTAGCCGTAGACGGATACAACACCAACCTCGTACCAGAGACGAAGGTTGCGGCATACTTAGCTGAGCCAAGCCAGACAGCTCCAAATGACAACGCATCTAATGGTGATGATGTTATTCAGTTTTTCCCAGAAGACAACTCTAAGTTCACCTTTGATGCTCAATTCTCCCAAGTAAAGGTTGGTGATACTTTACGTATTAACTACGGAACTGGAATTGAGGCAGTATTCCCAATTAAGAGCATTCGTTTCAAGCCAGGAACTGAATGGGCTGTTCGAATTAGTACTTATAACCTTAAGAACCTTGATGGTTACAATGGTACAGACGGATACGATGGGTACGCTCGTATCGATAGATCTAGATTCGACAATAATACTTGGGGTGTGTTTGCAGCAGCTGGTGCTGTGCCTAACACCAATCCAGGTGGTGCGTGTGATATTCAACCACAAAGCGTTATCATTGGAAACCCAAGAGGGGCCACAGCGCTAGGTATAGGTTTCGATCCTGGTAAGCTGGATATTAATCATTACAAATTGTACCTAAGGCTTTACCCATCTGGAGATCCAGAGGTATCTACGGATCTTCCATTCATTGATGTAACTGGAAATGCCGGAACCACTCCGGGTGCATACAACATTGATAGAGTTGTAGAAGCTACAAATGCAGAGTTCCGCAAAGCAGGTTACAACTACAGATTCATTGCATTCAACTACAAGGGTGAGTTCGGTCTCATGCTTGCGGATGCTTACAACAATGCATCTTTTTCCATCATCGCTGGCCAGATTAATGGTACATCCATTGAGGAAGCCTCCTTTACAGAAAACGTAATTGGGGATGCTACAGATGGTTACGATGGTTTGGGATTGGGCGCAGGAAGAGCTGGATTTGCAACACCAGTCTTACCATCAGGATCTGACTTTACAGATGCTCAAGCAGCAGCAAGCCTATCAACACTGATTATTCCTCCGGCAACTGGAAGAGATTCTATTATTGATGGTGCTAGGCAGGATATTTTAGGAACACCATCTCTTACTCAGGGTGATGGATATTGGGTTGGTACCGTTACGGATGTAACAACAAATATCATTGAAAACACCAAAACCGTAACATATACTGTTCCTTTAGATTTGTCCGCTCAAGAGCTTGCTGTTGGAAAAACTATTGTTGTACAACCTGTAGACTCTACAAATTCAGATATTTCCGGATATGGTCGCTTCATCATTGGCAATGTTACTTATGATGATAATTGTGGCACAGTAAATCAAACTATCATTTCTGTTATCAATGGTATTCATGGAACTGGAGATCCGTTAGGTACGACCCTACCTCTTAATACTGAGGTTAAGTTGTATTTCTCAGAGGACTCTGTTGGGTTTAACAATACCAATGTGGTTGGTGATACCGCAGACTACTTTAGGTATCATGAGATTTTTGCAACTCCAACAAGAGAAACATTCGCTGTTGAGCGTGCGCGCATGCCAAAGCAGACTGAGACTGGTATTCTTCTTGGTACGCTAACAGAGAATTGGAGAATTAGAAAAGTATCTCCAAAGCTTAAAGGGGTTAGGACAGGATCTGATTTCCGTAGCTTTGTAAGGTTTGTTGTTACTGATTACGATCCTGTAACGGGAAGGTATGATGGTTACATTGGAGAGCCAGACGGAGACTCAATCCTTAACCCAGGACCAATTGTTAGTGGTAAGAAAGATCGTCCAGTACGATTCTATGACGGAACTTATGTAAGTCATATAGACATAGAGTTTAGAGAGTTTTCTACCACCCCTGGTATTAACATTATGTCAGATACCTCTCCAAGGTATGTAGATATTGAGGTTTTTGACACTCTGCAAAGACATGATGAGTTCTTTGCTCTTGCTGGTGTTAGCCACAATGTTTTGGACTTTCAGTCCATTACCGATCTTCGCGAGTTTGGAACGCTATCTGAAGATAATTTTACAGATTCAGCAATCAAATTCATTCAAGCCGGGGAACGTTATCTTCATGCCAATGGAGTTGTTCGAGGATTTGAATACGAAGGTACGGCAACGAATTCTGAAGCAGTGCTTGGATTCACCGGAGGTATAGCGCTGGTTAATGGAGCATTTGTTGCAGTAGATTCCTTTGAAGTGAAACTTCCAGAAGTTAAATCTAGTTCTTCTGATGAGGTGGATTTCCTCATCTGCGTTACCGAGGGAGGGCAGCTTCAGGCTGTTGTTCAAGAGACTGGAACGGGTGCGCAATTTTATGCCGTAGACACCGGTTACTATGTTGAGACTTTGTCCTTCAAAGACATTGTGGACAGACATAAAGAACTGACCATTGTAGCTAAGGTAAACGCCACAATTGCAGATCAGGATGGTGGACTTGTTACTTATTCTTTAAATTCTGTAGCGGATGCAAGACGCTTTGTTTACAATCAAGACATTAATGATTGGACAGTTTCTCAGGTTCTAGAGGGTGATGGTTACACCACTACATTCAGAAGCACTGATGCCCTTATCTGCTGGGCAAAAGAATACGAAATATGTGAAGCAAAAATTGTTTACATAGAATTAGAGGAGCCTGTTGATTTAACTCAAGTTACTCATGGATTCAAATTAAGCGGAGGAACTGTTGTTGTTAATTCTGATGATGGGTTTATTCTAGATCAGAACATAGAGCTTGATGGTATCGATTTTATTTACAACAACGTACTAACAGGATTTGATCCAGCGGACATATCTCATCTTGAAGATACACAGGCGTGTGTAAGCATGCCGGAAGCAACCGGTAATATCAAGATTCACAATTGTAAGTTCAGACAAACTACAACCGGTGAGCGTGCACCATATATAGCGTACTTCAATGAAGACGGCGACTCACCAATAATAACAAATGTTAGAATTACAGATAATACCTTTGAAGAAAGTTCTAACTCTGCAAACTGTGCGGTTGGGTTTGCACTGTTTGTAGTAGCAGTTCAAACAGATGATACCGAGCGTTACTTCATTAATATTGATATTTCTAGAAATATCATTAACGGAAACCAAAGCATATTGATTGTAAGTAACGGCACTGGTGAAAAACCAATTGTAAAGGGATTGACGATAGATGATAACTACATGGAAGATGGCGTTATTGGTTATCAGTTTGCTTCAGACATTCCACAAACAGGACTTAACAACATCAATGTCGGTGCACGCATTAGCGGCAATTTGTGTCACACAATTATGAGCGCTAGTATGGATGGAACATTCTTGCCTGGTTCTTATGGAACGCAAGGTGATGAAATTGTTTCAGGAAATACTTGTGCCAGAATGTACATCTTCCTATCAGGGTTTGGTGAGAATGGAAGCGTATTTGAAAACAACAAGCTTTATGCTCGGCCATTGATTCCTGAGCTTGATATCACATTCTCTGATGCTGCAATGTTCTTATTTGGAGGCGGACAAGCTACAATCAAAGGAAACTTTATTCATTACAACCCACGAGATTCCCTAGCTTATGTTACCGGTATGATTGTAAGCTCTAATGCTGTTATTACCGAAAACCAATTGCTATCATTAAGCTTTACAGGAACCGGTATTGTTTGTGGTGCCAACTCTATCATCACAAACAATAGAGTTAATCGTGGAACCCAGGACTTGACAGGATTCTTTATTCAATCTACGGGTGATGAGACAATCATTTCTGACAACTATCTAAGCCACAGATACACAGATGTAGCAGAAACAGATCCTGATACAATTGACTATACATCTGGCGAGGCCGTTGTTACAAGAAATGTTAATCATCTTAGAACTGTTGATGTAGATTTTGGTGCTCATGGTACGGCAGCACCGGGCCAAAATGATAGTACCCTGTGGTTTGTTAGGACAAATGGAGATTTTGATTCTACAACATGGTTAAGCTCAATACAATCTGGCTCAACATTAATATCTTCATTTAGAGGGTCTGCATCAGATAGTGCCAGAATGGTATGGAAAGGTTCGTTTAACTCTATCTTACCCGCAGGTGCAAAGGTTGTATCAATAACTTTAGATGCAAATGTTGCTGATAGAGCTGATTGGTCATTGGCTGCCGTTGAGTTGGCTATAAGAAATAACCAGTCAGTTACTGATGTTGATGATCATGCCTTGAGTTTTATTACTGAAGGTTCTGATAATTTAAGCCTATCGTTACCACAAGGTGTCTCTTCACCAATTGATGTTGAGAATACATATTTGTTTATGAGAGCACTTGGAACAAGAAGCGCTGGAACAAACGGAGACATAACACTTACCAACTGTGAAATTACATATACTTGGTAAATAAAAAGCCGGCTTATAAGCCGGCTTTTATATGTAAGTTAGTCTCCTTGTGGGAATCCATTTGTATTTTCGCAACACCAATCAATTTCTGGAGTGTTACCAGAGGTTGGTGAGCATCCGTTTGATTGCGGCATTTGATCTACGTAGTTGTCGCATGTTACAAGTTTTTTGTCTGGATGTTCAAGACAAACATCAAAATCTTCTTCAAAGTATTCACATTTGCCAAAACAAATATTTTGGCTGGTACAAGAGGATCCGAGCACATCACACCCTCCACAATTCATTACCTGTCCGCAATTTCCAATAAATTCGCCACATGACATTTGAGTGTCTCCATTAGACACTCTTAATGCATGCTCTTCACAAGTTTCAGGAACGCAAACCCCATTACCACCAGTGGAAGTATCTCCACCAGTTGAGGTTTCACCTCCCGATGCACCGCCCGATGGCATCCCTCCGGAATTACCGGATCCTTCACCGCCTGTTCCTGTGCCGCCAGTTGATGATCCTCCGGACTCTCCAGATTGGGTACAATCACAAAGACCCCATTCACCGGCCTCACAGAATTGAACGCCTGAGCATTCATCTTGGCCAGAGCAGTCAACTGAGTCTGCATTGTCAGGATCGCAAATCGTTCCAGTGAGGTCGTTTGGAACTGGCTCCTTGGGCCCGGTTGATGAGGTGGTAAATTCATCACCACCACAGGCGATGGTGAAAGACATGCTCGCAATGATTGTCAGAATGTACTTGTTCATGTGTTTTCGTTTCGTTTTGGTTTTCTAGGTCATCGGATATTCCGGGAATCGCTGCGGGCCTTGGGGTTTTTCGCCCCGAAGACACCCTGAAGCTACCTCAGACTAAGAGTTCTGTCAAGGAAAAAACGACACATTGCATTTGTATGCGCTTTTTTCGCTGTTTTGGATTCGCACATGAAGACTTCGCAGTGAATAATTCAGCATCCTGGCATGACGCCAGGTACTCTCAATTTTCATAGGACAGATCTCTACCAGATCCACAACGTGGTTCAAAACACGTTGATGTCCTATCCGAAGGAATTGGTCATCGACATCCTTCGGAAAGAGTTTTCCAAGGATTCTTTTTTTCATTACGTGGCCGATCCTTGGGGTTTCCCCAAGGTAGTTGACCACACGGACCTGCCATTAGATGCAGGATACAACAATGACCTGACCACCCGAATCTTCATCGGGGAAGCGTTCAGGCAGGATGCAATTCTGTACCCAGCGTTGATGGTTCGCATGACCTCAGCGAAGTCAGTGCCCATTTCGATGTCCCGTAACAAGGAGACCATCGAATATGAGAAGCAATTAGTAATTGATGGGTATGGAAACACAAAGGAGTTTTTCATACCCCGGTACATCGACCTAGCTGGGGCATGGGAAGGATCTATTTCGATAGATATCTGGGCTAGAGACATTCACTCTAGGGATAATTTGATAAGTCTTTTGATGTTGATGTTTACAGACATCAGATTTGAGACAATGAGGAAGGCTGGAGTACTGATCAAATCCGGCTCTCCTAGCGTAAGCGGGGTCTCGGAAGGGGACGATAGAAGGCAAGATAAGCTCTACAAAGCTACTATTAACATGGAGGTTAGGTCAGAGTGGAGGCGTCTCATTCCAGTGGGTGGAATCGTGGATCGTATCAATTTCTGCGTAGATTTTACCACAATAGATGGAACGGGAAATACCAACCCAAATCTACAGATAAGCCAATCCCTATCCATCTTAGATCAAATTGAGGCTTTGTAACGCATATCTGCGTATACATTTGAGCAAAGCCAAAAGGGTAATATTTCCACATTGTATTGAGCAACACATGGCTTTGAGAGGATTCTAAATGGCAGCTAATATTCCAGGCGCAACAAGCATAGTTCCTAGCGTTGTATCTGAAACCAGAACAATCCAGCGGGGAGTAAGTGTACCAACAGGTATTCGCACCGCTGTACTCATGGGTGAGGGTCTCAAGGAGGAAGTCCTTGTAGGTTCCGCAAATGGTGCTGGTAACGATGGTTTCAATCCAACCTACACTTCAACAAATGGGTCTGATGGCCGTCACTTTCTATTAGGAAAGGGTCAGGATGTCGTTGCCCCAGTAATCATTAATCGATCAAGACTTTTCAAGAACGGCATTGAGTTGGCGCTTCTTGAAGACACAATTGATAGCAACCCTTTCGACTCTCGATTCGATGCGAGACTAGATCCACAGACAGGACAGATTGAGCTTCAAGCCGCATATCTTGTAGACCAAGGTGGACAGAACTATCTTCCATCAGGAAGTAATGTCGGTGACGGAACTATTGATAACCTTTCTTTGCTCGATCCTAACGCACCACCAGAGACCTGGACTATTCGTTGCTCAAGCGTGCGTAGAGATGGATACGGAGATCCAATTGACGGTTATGCAAGGTTCATTGCTCGTGGCTCCGAGAGTGGAATCCTTCTCGATGGTTACGGAAACCAAATTACATGGCAGTCTAACGGAACCATCGTTGATAACGGCGTTCTAAGATTCTCAATCTCAGAGGGTACAACTCCATTCCAGGAGGGCGACAGCTTTATCGTCCAAGTTGAGGGTGGAGCACTTGTAGCGGGAGACTCTCTCAGCGCTCGATACATCTCACTGCTAGACTTAAATGACCCAGAGTTTTTCTCTGACCTCAATGAATTGGTAGCTAAGCATGGACAGCCAACAGTAGATAATAGACTCTCTCTTGGTGCACAGCTTTCATTCGCTAACGGAACACCAGGTGTGTTTGCACTGCAGACTAAACCTTCTATTCCAAGGCGTGTTTCTTACCAGCTTGAGGATTCAGCTAACGGTCAGACAGATCTCGATGATCTTACTTTCGAGCTTCCTCTGAACGTTATTCCAGACGTTGATGCGAACATCAACTTCTTCGTTACCTCTCCAACCACAGGTTCGGAGACACAGATTATTCCTAACAAGGTTGACTTCTTCGACCCAACCATCACCTCTAACCCATCTGGATTCGTATTCGGACCAGATGACTTCTCTTATACAGTTATCCTTGACGAGTCTGTACAGAAGAAGGCAGAGAATGGTGTGCTTACACTCACCTCCGCAACCACAGCAACACTTGCAAGTGCAACGGTAGAGTTCGGTGTTGAAGACCTTGCGGCAACCAGAAGTCTCAGAATTGAGAACTCACTTCTTGGTAACGATGGAACATTCACAATTACAGGTGTTGTAAACGGTGAGCTTCAGCTCTCCAGCGCAGCACCATTCGGAGCCGACGAATCAGGAATTGAATTCTTTGTTCTTGACAGCATCGCAAGCTCTGCACGAATCCTGTTTACATCAGACTTGGCACTTCAGCTTGGTGAAGAGCTAAGAGCTACAGTTGTCGATGTAAAGGATGCAGACTTCTTCGACGCTGGTTGGCTTGAGGCTTACGAGGCAGCAGAGAGAATCGAAGTTGACATGGTTGTTCCACTTCCATCTCAGACAATCTCTGCAATCTTCCAGAACGGTAAGGTTCATGTTGAGACAATGTCTAACATCCGAAACAAGAAGGAGCGTATCCTCTTTGTCGGAGCAATCCGAGGCTTGGATCCAGACAATGTTATCGGAACTGAGCCAGCTGCAGTTGAAGACATCGGCGTACTTGAAGGTATTCAGGGTGATGATGTTTCCGAGATTCTTTCTGGTAACGTCGAAGACCTTGCAAACTATGGTGTACAGGATGCTTTCGGAGACTCTTACCGCGTAGTTTACTTCTACCCTGACGAGATTGTTGTTCAGGCTGGAGCGGATAACGTACAGGTTGATGGATTCTTCATGGGCGCGGCGGCTGCGGGACACTTCTCTGGTTCCACACAGATTCCTGAACCACTTACTAACAAGAGGCTTTCTGGATTTACCATCCTTCGTGACAAGCTGTATCCACCGCTTGTTGAAGAAAACATCGCTCAGTCAGGCATGACTCTCCTTACACCAGTTGCTGGTGGTGGACGAGTTGTCTGGGGTAAGACCACAACGATCTCCCTGGAGCCAACTGAGGAGGAAATTTCCATCGTGTTCATTCGCGATAGGATTTCAAAGAGCATGCGCCGAGCATTCTTGCCTTACATCGGTCGTGCAGAGACAGCAACCTTCAAGGCTACCTTGTTCCAGGTTGCACAGGCCCTAATGCAGACATTCATTCAGCAACGTCTGATTACAACATTCGGCGGTCTGACTGTTAATAGGGATTCAGTAGAGCCACGTCAGTGGAACATCACAGTTGCTGTACAGCCAACCTTCCCAGTGAACTGGATCTACATCCTTATCAACGTTGGAAGGCTTGACTAATAGGTGATTCATGGTTTATCCTCATACACAATCCATACTAGAAGATGCGGGCCGTAACGTAACACGTACTGCGGTGTCCACTCAGATTATCATCCAAGTTGATGGTAATCCGATTGGTGCTATCAAGACTCTTGGCATTAACGAGAATCGTAGCATTAAGATGATTGACGAAGTCGGAACCGATGGCCACATCGACTCCGTTCCAGATAAGTCAACAGATATCGAGGGTGATTGCAAGAGAACTCGTTTCGACGGGCTTCGAATTGCATCTGCGTTCTCTCGCGGATATGTCCATGCAGCAGCTCAAAGAATTCCATTTGACATTGTCATCCTGGATATCTTTGCAGCAGATGAGGATGATGCTGATGGGTTCAATGCCGCAGACAATGTTATCACAACCGTTATCAAGAACGTTTGGATTTCCAAGATTGGTGTGAACTACTCTTCAGATGACTTCGTCATTGTTGAAGACATGGGCTGGAAGGCAGAGCGTATCTTCTCATACCTCGGCCAGGGCAACTCCTCCGTTCCATCCGCAGCAGCGGCACGCCAGATTCCAATTATCGATGACGATCCATTTGAGCGTCAGGCAGATATCGGTGAGCGCCGAGGTGCTCTTGATGCTGCAGGCCTTATCAACGTGGTTGATTCGATAGTAGGAACTCCATAACATAAAAGCACAATCTCTTGATATAGTGCCTGAATAGACAAGCCCTCTGCACGTCCAGGGGGTTTGTTCTATGGAGGTTTATGACTAAGATTGAGAGTTCTATTGGCCAGTCGAGCGTTCGTGGTAATGCACCACGGCGCTTTACTGTTTCTGATGAGAGTGCAGATACTCAAAGCGCTCAAAAAGAGCGTCAGGGGTTTAACACGCCCGAGGGGCGTATGAGAGCTGCTCAGGCCGCAGCAGCACAGGCAGCCCAGGCAGCTCCCCAACAAGAGCTGTCACAAGCTGAGGTGATGGCTCGTAGAGCCCAGGCTCAGTTCAAAGACGAGCAAGTTCAGTATCGATCTACTCAAGACGCTCGGCGTCGAGTGGATATTCTTACTGGATTGGGTCGTAAAACCAAAGATGTGCCTATTGAATTAGAAGGACAGCACGTAGTTATCACTCTGAGGACTCTCAAGACTTTTGAACAGACTATGTTGGCCCAGGTGATTGAGCAAGCAGAGCGCGTGCAGATATCTGAAACAATCACTGTGTTTTCTCCTACCTCTGCGCACAGGGTTCGTCTTGAAGCACTGACCCATTCTGTCTTTTTGATTGATGGCCAGGACATAGATCTTGTACTAGGCACTTACAATTCACCTTATGAGTCTCAACTTGAGGCTCGTCAGATGCTTATCTCCGAAATGGACGGGGCTCTGACTGAACACCTCTATTCAAAGTACCAAGAGCTATCAAAGGAAACCCAGGATGGTTATGCTCCGAAGACTGCAGCGCAAGCTGAGGAGGTGGTTGATACCATTCGAAAAAGCGGTCAGGACTCCTGATCACCAGTTCATAAGATGGCTCATGAAAACCTTCAGGGAACTCCCTGACAGTAACTTCTATGAGCGCATAAATCCGTATTTAAAGGTGTGGTTGTATGAAAGCTGGCTTCATGAACGAGAGTTAGAGATTGAAACCTTACGCAACCAGGCAATTTTGATTGGCTCATTCTTCAATCCTGAAGCTGCTCAGAAGATGATCAAGGATGAAAATCCAGACTTTGTCACAACTGATCTCGATGAAACTTCTGCAATGGTTAGGGAAAGCATCCTTGAACAGGAGCGCGAAAACAAGAAGGGCAAGAAACGTAAAAAGCGTAAGGTTGTTGAATAATGGCAGAGATCTCACTTGAAATGCTAGAGAAACTTCAGGGACAGGTTGATTGGCCTGGTCTTGATGCTTTGGTAAAAGGGCTAAAAGACTCTGGTCAGTCAGCTATTGAATTCTCAGAGATCATTAATAACATTAAACCATCCGGTGCTTTTCTCGAAACTTTAGGAAAGATCAATACACAGTTAGAGAAGAGTGCTGCCTTGGGCCTAAAGCTTGGCTCAGACATGGCTGACAGTTTATTAAGGGCAACTGGAGCTGGTGATTTAGCATCTGCTAACATGGAAGTGTTAGGAGTAAAAACAGCCCTAGCATTTGAACCATTGATAGGTGTTATACCAAAGTCCATTGATGGACTTGGGCAAATTGGTAAGGCTGGTGTAACGGCGGGCGCTCAAATCGAAAGCTCCTTCACCAAGCTTGAACCAGTTTTTTCAAAAGTCTTTGGTAAAATTCCTGGTGGCAAGCAAATGCTTGCACTAAAGGAGCAAAGTACCCAAGGTGCAGCGGCTGCGTTTTCTTATCAAAGAAGTATTGTTGCGTTATCTGCTGCTCAAGGTCGCCTAAGTAATGTGGTAGATGAGAGCACAGGTAGATTCGTAGATCTTAATAGTTCTTACGATGACATGATTGGTTTGACCTACAAGTCTGCTCAGGCTACTGGTCAGAGCGTAGAGTCCATGACAGGGTTAGCAACTCAGCTAGGAACTATTCCTGGAGCTATGAGTGATCCTATTGAGCTTGTTGGTAAAAGCATGAATCAATTGGTTGCTGTATCTCAGCTGGCAACTGGTTTCATGATGGATCAATCCGTTGTCGCTAAGCAGCTTGGAGATATGTACACTAACCTTGGGGTGAGTGGTGAAGATGCATTCCTATCACTTTCAAATGTATATGAGCAGGCGGGTGATTCTAAACTGAGATTTGAGGCTTTTAACTCCACAGTAATGGAAATTGCCGAGTCCTTTAAGATAATGGGCGACAATACAGAGGCCGCTACCAATATTGTTAAATCTTTTGATCTTGCATTTACAGACAGCAACATTAGCCCAGCCGCTATGCAAAGTGTAATCTCTGGTCTTACTGCTGGTGTTCAGCAGATGAGCACAGCAACTGCTTCGTTCGTCTCTGCTCAGACAGGTGGTCCAGGTGGTCTTGCAGGGGGCCTTCAAATTGAGTTCTTGAAGCAGGAAGGCAAGGCTGATGAGATCATGGTTAGAACCATGGAGGCTCTTCAGAATCAATTTGGTGGTGATGCATTAACTCTTAAAAATGTTAACGAAGACGCATCGCTAGCATCAGAGTTCTTTAAGCAACGACAGTTTATCCAGAACTTTCTTGGTGTTGGCCAGGAGCAAGCTAATAGAGCTTTAGAAGCTATGCAGTCTGGTGCTGTTGATATGATGGCAAATGCTGTTGGGAGAGAAGACGGTCTTATTGGCCAAAGCACTGCGCTTGATAGGGCAACTGACAGAGGTGCTGCTGAACAGCTTAGAACGTTAGATCCTATGATTGGTTTGCAGCAGGATTTTGAACTCTCCAGAGCCGTTCAGAACAAGCAATATGCTACAGCTCAGCAAGCACTTACTCAGCATATGGCTGCCACTGATCATCTGTCAAAGATAGCAGATGGTTCGGATAAGTACGCTGCAATGTATGGAGATACTCCGCCAGCTGCTTACAACGAATTCAAACCAGAAAATGAAATACAAGATAGGATTGATGATGTTAAGAGCCTGTTTGGTACGCTTATGGATGTTAGTGGGGCCACTGGAGAGGGTGGGGGTGGTATTGGTTCTTTTCTTAACATGTTAAGGGGTAAGAAAGAAAAAACCGATGAAGCCGGGATATTAGCAGAACCAGTGGGAGCCAGAGTGGGAACTACTGCAGGTCGTCCCACACTGCCCGGTGAGCGTGGTCCGGTAGAGACAGCCCCAGCTGTGTTTGGAGCAAATGTAGTCCAGCCTAGGGCTGGTGGAACAGAAGCTGGTGGTGTTCCGGACTTCGAATCCATTCCGCTTCAATTAACATCTGAACCTGTACGGGTTCAGGTTGAACTTGGACAGCCTTTCAACCAGACGGTCGAAGGCATTGTTGACACACATCTGCAGAGACAGGTCGCACGAGGTGGGTGAGGTAACTTATGGTTGATGCATTAGAAACGATTAACAATAGAGTAGACCAGGCATACCAGAATGCGAAGATTAGAGTTCGTGGTGGTGGCGAGGATATTCCGGGGTTTAGCACTGGAGCAACTCCCTCTGCAAATGGAACAAATGTAAGGCAAGCAAGTATTCCAAACCGTCGTCTGGCAAGTGCCACCCGCAACATGGTGCGCTGGTTCCTTCCAGAAACCGGCATAGTGGAGATGTACGTTAACCCTCAGAACATCAAGTACATGCGCAAGAAGCATATCCCTGAGCCAACCAGGACTCGCGGAGGATACCTTATTCAGTATTGGGGCGAGGAGCTTGGTAAATTATCTATCTCAGGAACCACAGGATCGTCTGGCGTAGAGGGTATCAACGTTCTTGATGAGATATACAGAACCGAGCAGGTTTCTATGGATCCTTTAGCCTTAGCTATTGGGGCAAACAGAGATCGTCAAGCACAAGCAAATCTTACTGGTAGTTTTGGCGATTTCGCCAATAACTTTGTAGCTGGCGCTGTAGACTCTTTGTTTGATTCCGTAGATAACATTATCAATACAGGAAATGTAGATCCGCTTATTCCAAAACCAACTCTTGCATCTATTGCTTTTCAAGTTGAAATGTATTGGTCAGGATGGGTATTCAGAGGATACTTCACATCATTCAATGTTACTGAGAAGGCTGATGCTATTGGTTTGTTTGACTATGATATGGAATTTACAGTGACCCAGAGAAGAGGCCAACGTAATAACTTCTTCCCATGGCATCGAAGTGCGGTCAATGGTCCATCTAATTCGGATCCTGCTTTTGGTACGCCATACTCGTTTTCCAATCTTAAGGATCCCATTCCTCGTCGTAACATCGACCAAGATGCTTTATCTAGGCTGCGAAGGCAGGCTACCAGTATTGATAATGCTCTGCAGAGCTACCGAGCGGTGTGATATATCGTGAGGTATGGGCTTTCTCTCTGACTTAGGTGGGGTACTGAACGATCAGTTTGGTATCGGCGAAAATACAACACATTCTCTTGATTCCGAGTACGCACAATATGGTAATCTTGGTGACTTTGCTGATAGAATAGATAAGACAGCTGAACGATCTTACATTGAGGATGGGTTCATAAGAAACCTGCGTCCACGTTCCAGGTCTGTACTATTTCAGCAGCCAGATATTTATGTTGTAGTCAAAAAGAGAATGTTCTCTACCTTGGATGATAATGTTCGTCTTGACATTTTAGAAGAGAAAGAGCGCATTCTTGTAGCTGCCTCTAAACGTTTGTTTCAGAACAAGTGCCGAGTCATCCAAGCATATGAGCGCTTAACAAAGATGGAACGTTTGTCTTTCGACTCTGAGCGTTTCAATACCTTTCTTGGCCCAAGCTTTTTGAACCTACTAGACAGTGGCAGCATCTTTGGGCTGTTTGATCTTGGAGGTTCGACAAAAAGTGCGATAGATACTTTACGCAGAGTTGTTTCTTATGCAGAGCCGGGTGAGCTAACTAACTGGACGAATAATGATTTTGATGCGGTGTTTGCAGATACTCTTGGTGAGGGTCCGGGAACCTTTGAATTAACAAGTGTTGCATCTGTAAACACCACAGTAAGTACTGATTGGGGTGGTGGTGAGGCTAGGCTTACCATAGAAGATCCTTACAATTTAATGACGATTACTGAGCGTGATATCGATCAGGCTATTTCTGATATTGCTAATCCAACAAGAACGGGCGACTTCTTCAAGTTCACAATGAATGAACTTGGTAATCTTATTTCAGAATTAAAGTCTGAGCTAGCTGTAGTTCGTGGGTCTCGTGGTGCTTCACAGATTAGTTTTAGATTATCTCCGGGCACGCTTTTGTCTAAGCGTGTAAGGGCTATTCTAGATGGAGAAGGTGCTGAAATTAAGTTTGAATATTCAACAGGAGTTCAAGGTGCCTTGGAGGGTTCTGAGAGCGTAACGAACTTTGGTGATGTGGCCTCTTCTGTAGACTCTGCATTCTCAACAGGATCCGTAGAAGTTGATCCTCGATTTATTCGTGGAAATGATCCCATAGATATCGACGAGAACAACCAGCTAAGTTCTAGTGAGCTTTCTATCTTCACTCAAATCATTGCTAATACATTTAATCTCCTGGCTCAGCGTCAAACTTCTCAAAGAGAACAAAAGACATTGAATGCCGAGTTAAATTATACGCGCAACAGAATGCGTCTATTCTTCAATGGGAAATACATCATTCAGCCTCTTGATCAGATTAGTATCTTCATGACCTCTAGAACTAATGAAGACGGCCAGCAGCCAGGAGGTTTTCAGAAGCAGCAAAATCAAGCTGGTGTTCAAGTTGGTCAGGCGTTTGATACTTTACTTACCAACATCAATGGAGCTATTCAAGATCTTTCAAGCTCTTTCTCTGTGGGCGATGATGGTGGAATCAATGGCAACCTATCTTTTGATGATATTGAAAGGTTAAACATTGTTGGTCCGCACATGCCTAAATGGTTGTGGCGACAGTTCAAACCAGATATCACCAATCAACCAACTGGTCCGTGTATCTTCTCTGGTATTGTTGGTAAGCAAAACCAAGGTGTCACTGGCTCCTGGGAGAATGGAAAGTGGACTGTAAGCTTGTCTTGCGAGGATAACTCTGGATACTTCAACAAAGGACAGGTTAACTTCAAACCAGCTGCTGATGTTTTTAACTCTAGCATCTATGACCCGCTTACCCCATTTGATGTAAGTTTTGATGCATCAACAGGCGCTCCAATTACCAACCTCAATGCTGGTGACTTCCCACCGCTTTTGCCTGAGAACCAGAAGCTTCTTCAAAGTGGTATTGCTACATTTAGATCTGGTCCTAATAGGGGCGGTGTGGCTAACGAAACAAACTACAAAAATCGTACTGATGAATTCTCATTTGAAGATTTTCGTCGTGTTCTACACAACCCTGAAGGTATGGTTTACCGATGGAAGCAGGGCATTCAAACACTGACATTTACATCCAGGCCGCAACCACAAACTTCCATTGATCAGGAACGTGCTGTTCTTTTAACGGAGCAGCCATTTGCTGGTCAAGATGTGATGAATGTAATATCACTGCTCATTACAGGTCAACCATATGATTATGGAAACTTCTTGAAGGCAGCGATTGAGAATGGAAACTCTCAGGGCGTTAAGAAAGATGATGTTACCAACATATCTGCGACGGCCACATTCATTCAGGGTCTTATTTCTGATCTAGAAAAGCAGAATGCTATTTGGGGTAATTTCATTCCGTACAAGAAGTTAACAATGAACCCGGCGATTGACAAATTCATTGCTGAGACATCTATTGCCAGTGTTACTTTGAATCAGAAAATTCGCCAGAAGATTTCGGAAAGAGCAAAGGCAGAAGATGAGCTAATGCTTCTAAACCTTGGTGGGAATGTTTCAAGATCTGACTTTAGACACGATGAACAGGGCCGTCTTATTCCTAATAATGAAACTCTTGATACGAATGGTCTTGGTGCTCCAATTCAAACACGAGTCAACGCACTCTCTCAGGAGATTGCAAACTTACAGAAGGAGTTTGATGAAACCATCAACAATTCTTTAGCTAATAATCCAGATGTTGGCATAACTCTTATTGGTAATGAGGTTGACAGAGACCCATCACTTACCTCTCTAAATGACACAAAGGATAATGTTGCTCAACGTCAACGAAATGAGTTAGAACTTCGCAAGCGTTTGTTCAGAAATACAGCTCGTAGATATTGGCAGGTCCGAGCTAATGAAGATAAGAACCTGTTCATTGTTGATGATCAATATGATAGAAACTTTGATATTCAAGCATTTAGTAGGGCTTTGGCTGCAGCGAACTCTATTGAAACATTCAATTCTCAGTATTCAACTGTTGGTGAAAAGATTGAGAACGTAGCTAAAATTTTAGGGCTTGAAGTATTTGCAAATACTCAAGGTCATATCGAGGTTAGACCACCTGGATACAACAGAATACCAAGCTCTGTGTTCTATCAGATGTTCAAGGATAAAGCCGAAAGAGGTGTGAAGGTTTACCCAGATTTCCTTGAGAATCTTTATTTCAATCAGATACGTGGATTATTCAATCAGATTGAGATTATCGAAGATGAAATTCGTATTCGTGCAATAGCCCTCGGAGCTAACAGTGACAAGGAGGTTGTTGAGCTTATCGCTACCGGTAATGCTAACTCAGGGTTGAATTTTGATGCTACTTTGTTCCTTCTCACATCAGAAACGGGAGATGGTAGAATTGGTATCGAACCTATCAAGAACCTCCTTACTGAAACCGATCCTGATGGGAGGGAGTCTAGGCAAAGTCAAGCACTAGAAACGCTGACAGACTTTGGTGAGAGAATTTCTGACATTCTCAAGGTTAGAAACCTATTCACAACTTCAGTTCAAACGCAGGCTCTTGATAGTTTCAATCCAAATATCACGCCTGATACACAGGCATCAAAGATGAAGGACATAAGGGATCGTCTAAGAAGAAAGACCGGACGCGAGCCAAAAGATATTGATGACCTATTTGGTAACGATAGATTTAGAACAGCTACAGATCAGCAGACAGCCAGCCGCACTGACCGTGTAAACATCATTCGTCAGATTGCAGGATTTGTTGCTGAGCGGCAACGCGCTATGCGTTCAGCTCTAAATGCTATCAGAAACATGCAAGAGAGCGTGGTTGTTAACGGCAGCACCCCAGACAATACAAACCCTGACATTTTCAGTGGTGGCCTTCAGAATTTGTTTAGTCCAAGCAATAACAATAATGCGGCAAAGACTCTGAGCACCCCATTCCTTAACAGGGATACTGAAATTCCTCAGGTGTTTGAGCACATGATTGAGTACGAGAATGATCATGACATTGGATATCAGTCAGGTCGTAGGTTCATTGTAACGGGTGATCGTATTGCTCGTCTTACTATCTCAGAGAACCCGCCTCCCTTTACGATGGTTGCTGTTAAGGGTTTGTTTGGTGAAGGCCTCCCTGCCGATCCGGCAGGGTTCAAAACCTCAGATGATGGTAATGGAATTACCACGGCTTATGCTGTGGATTATGACATGTGGTACCAGTATGGTTTCCGTTCTCCAAAGACAATTGAAGCGCCCTTCTTCAGCGATCCTGATTCTCAGTGTTCTCCATATGCTGTTGCAACTTTACTTACTGCCAGAGAAAACATTCTCCAAGGAAGTGTAGATATCGTAGGGTACAATGAGTACCACCAGCCCGGAGAGGTTGTTTACATTGAAGATAGAAATCTGTTGTTTTATGTTAAGTCGGTACAACATTCCTTCTCTTACGGTAAACTTACAACAACACTTCAGTTGACTTACGGCCACTCTCCTGGTGAGTACATTCCTACTATGCTCGATGTGGCCGGTAAGGTTCTCTATGGCTCCAGAGGCTTCACAGGACAGTTTAACAACGAGAAGCAGGAGCGTAATGGCCAGGCTCGTTCTATTGGCGCTCTAATCATTGATGATGTTGTAGGAACATCTGGGTTTGGAGATCCAGATCCGATGGAGAAATTACTCAAAGGTAGATATGGCGAACGCAATAAGAGCATAATGAGTAACATGCTATTCTCTCTTTCTGGAAGTCTTAACAAGGTAACTTTCAGAAGACAAAAGGCAAGAGTTAAACTTGTAGTGTATAAGACTTCTGACTCTAACATAAATGAGATTGGTGCAGTTGTAGATGCTGTATCTGATTGGTTGATCAATCCAGAATCAGAATCACCTGAAAGTCTTGGTGGAGAGGGGGAGATTGGCTCATTACAGCCAATTCGTATGGCTGAAGGAACTCAACATAGAAAGAATTTTGGTCTAAACAAAGATGATATCATTGTTGAGATTGTAGATATTGAAACAGATACTATGCAGACAAGAGAAAGAATTAGACCAGAAGCTGAGAGAACCGATCCATTACCAAACGATCAGGGTCCATCCAATGCTGCTTGGGCTGGTCTAAGGGCCCTTGTTCCATCGGAACAGTTAGAAGCTTCACGTATTAAATTATACATGGCAAATGCGGTTATAGATGTTTTTGTGGATTACGAGAAGGTTGAAAAAACCACAAGTCAAAGCTCTGGTAATTCTGAGCAACAACAGGAAGACAACGCTGATATACAAACAGCACGAACAGCCCAAGGTCAAAGATCTCAAAGATCTATTGAAGAAGATCCTGATTTTGTAGACCCATTCGGTGAGCAGAACTTATGAGCAGACTTGGATCATTACCTGGAGTATGTATCAGGGGCGTTATCTCTGGTGAGATAAACCCCTCCACTGGAGTGGCGTTTGTGCGTCTTCCACATACTTCATCTCCGACTCCTGTGCCAGTAAAGATGCCTCTTGGATGGTTAGGCTCAAGAGGTCAATGTTCTGGCGGTTATCCAGAGCGTGGTACGCCCGTTATCGTTACCATGAGTCAGGGTAATGAATATGTCTTTGTGTCGTATGGGCAGAATGATAACAATACTAGAACATATGAATCTGACGGTAGGCGAAGAGTTGCATCTAAGATGAAGCCGGGGCGTTGGATTACTTGTGTTGAAAATGATGTTTCACTGCTAGTAGATCCTAAAGAGGGCGTTTCTATTGGCGATTCCATACAATACCTTAGATCAGATCCGGTTGTTAAAACAAAAGGCGCACCTGCTGGTATTATCAGTTCTAAGACTTCTCAAGAGATGCACTTTACTGAAGCTCATCGATCCATTACTGGGGCTGTGAAAAGAGATACTAGAGCTAACGACTCTCGTGGTGCTGCAGGCTCTGCACTAACAGGCCATGCTTACGAAACCACTCTTTCTACAATTGGTCTAGATCCAAAAACATTTACTTCCGTATCTACAGCGGCAACTAGAAATCCATTATTGAATGAGTCCAGGTCGATGTACTATGAGTTCATTGATTCGTTTAGATTCACCAATGATAGTGAAGAGGCTAGACTTTATGGAGGAGAAGATACTTCTGGAATAAAACCCTTCCAAAGAAAAGCTACTCGTACAGATACGATGAGTTTGACGCTGGATCAGCCCAATTATCTTCTTGAAACCATTATCGGCACAGTAGTCGATATCTATGGTAACATCCTTGATTTAAATCGTGACGTTTTACCAAATGGCCAGATTGATTCCCTGTCATTAACTAAGTCAGAAGATGATCTGGATACTACGTTTTTAAGATTAAGAGAGCAGCTTAGAAAGAGCATTGCTTACCATTTCGAAATCAATGCTAGAAAGTCTGGGCTTGAAGATTCTCTAGTTGATTACAACGACTTTGATACCAACGGTCTACCTACAGACTATGGTCGAGCACGTTCTAGGTTCCATTTTGATGTTGATAAAGAGGGGCAGTTCAAATTGAACGTTCCATCATCATCCGAGGTGGGTAATGTTGGGCTTGCGGTTCGTCATGAGAACTTTTCTAATCTTCTCGGAGCTGAGAATGATAAGGATAGAAATAGCTTCATTCGCCCAGCTTCAAGAACAAGCACTTCAGTGGATATCAAGCTGGATGCTTTTGGAGGTACGGCAGGTCTGGGAAGCGAAGGTATTGAACTGATTTCGAATGAGGAATCTTTAAAAGCATTCGCAGCTCCACCAAACAGACTTTCCGGTGGGGATCCAATTAGGCTTAACACTCCTTATCATGTGATTCAGGATTTGAATATTTTACACACATTAGAAGGTCCGTACTCTGACGCAACAGGTACAGGTGGCTTTAATGATTCGTTATTGAATGATGTTCCCCCACCCATTACATCACCATCTGAAGAGTCTGAATCTCCAGTGGTATCTCCACAAATTATTGTATCTGGTGAAGGAGCGAATGCCGGTGGGCGATCAGGAACCATCAACATGGATGGTATGCTTTCTCTTAGCTTGGGAGCTAATACGATTGATAGACAAAGTCTTTGGCTTGACTGTGCTGGGGGTATTGTTGCCGCCATTGGTAGGGATAAATTTCAGCGCTCAATGGTCATGCAAATGGATGGAGATATGCTGGTTCAGATTGGTGGTCCAGGTATTTCTGATGATTCTAGATTCCAACCACCAGACTACAATAATGCTGGTAGAGATGGTGTGGCTGATATTCGTGTTTGGAACTCAGGATCTTTGCATACCATTAGAATAGATTCTCAGGGTATTACTGTTCATACTCCTCAGAGAATTGATATAGTTAGTGAGGGTGAAATGAGATTCAAGTCTGTACGGTCTGATATGTACTTTGATGCAGAGAGAATGTGGTTTTACGCTGGAAATCCAGACACCGCAAGAATGGTGCTTCGTGCCACAGAGGGTGGCGCTGGACGATCTATCTAAGGTAAATAATGGTTTGTGATCCTGCCAATAATAACATTAATATCCCACCTCCAGGAGGTGGTCCGTCTATTCCTGGGTTTGATCCGCCATTCGCAGTACCTAAACCACCATTCAAAGACGTTGGCTTACCTGATGGCATTCCGGAAGATATCATCGATCTCATCGATAGATTCTTTGCTTTGTTTCCTCAGAACATTCGTTTTGAAGTTACACCCGATTCTTTTATGAAAGGTATTTGGGATGCACTTGCAGATCTATTCAACAAGCTCGCCCCATTCCTAGCTTTCTACAAATTTATTCAGGCGTTACTTGATATTATTCTGTGCGTAATTGATGTGCTTTGTGCGCTTATGAATCCGTTTGCAACTTTGCGAGCAATCAAGCGTTTATTCTCACAGTGCTTACCTAACTTCCTATCTTTGTTTCCATGGATTGCTTTGATCTTAATGATCATAGCTCTCATCCTTTTACTCATCGCTCTTATCATATACATCATTGAGACGATACTTGCTTACATTCAGCAGATCATTCGTAACATTCAGATTCTTGTTCAGGCGATTCAAAAGGCTGATGCTATTTCAATCGTCACTGCTGTTAACAAGCTTTCTGATATCTTGTGTTTGATTGAGGGGTTGTTTGGAATCTTGCTGGCTTTTGCGGCTTTGATTGCAATCATTGAACCACTGCTTGCTATTGGTGGTATTCCAAACTGTGCAGCTGGACAATCCTCCTGCTGTACCGATGACTTCTGTCCACCATGGATGCGAAGTGGTCCAGATGGACAGCCATCATTCACTGGTCGTATGATTTACTACCAAGAAGTGGGGCCAGATATTCCAGACTCAGCTTTCGATTGGCTTGCCAATGTTCCTGGATTTGTTCAGAGACCAGAGAGGTTTCAGTTCATAGATGAAGATAATGAAAATTTCAATTTCATTGATATCATCACTCCTTCTCCCGAGTTCTTCCTAACATACTGGCCAGATGGAAGTGTGTATGATAGCAGCTCAAATACTGTTAAGGTACCATACCTTGTAGATATGAACCTCTCTTTGGATCCTGCTGATTTTGGTAATCCAGATGATACCGATGGTCCAAGATTCTTCAATATTAGAGACTGCATTGTGTCTGTTCGTCCACGTACTTATTTCAATGATTTTCAGAATGATAGGGTAAGCGTTACGGGTGGTTCAGTTGTTATAGTTGGAGGTCTTGTTTGGGAGTATGATTCGGACGGCACCGATGGATATTCTGAATATCGAATCAATGGAGATCAAGCAACTCTTGAAACTCTTATCGGTAGGGATGATGATTTAACTCAGATTCCGGCAGTTGATGATGGTTATCAATTCTTTGATATCGAATACTTGTTTAAGTACAATTACGAACCACTTATTGAAAAAGGTATTGTTACCTTGATGTGTCAGCCCGATGCTGGTGCGGAGGCGGCAACTCTTGGCGCAGAGTTTAACGATCTTCGTTCAGCCTTTGATAAGCTTGGACCTTTGCCAGACGTAGGAACTCTCAATGATGATAGGACAGATGGCACTGGAACATTGGGATGTATGGCACGGGCTCTGACTAAATTCAGACGTGATATCAACGTAGAATCTACTGCGGTTTTCCAGCAAGAGATTGTTCAGTGTCTTGAGGACCTGTTGGATGATTCTAAAGAATTTTACTGTCAAGCGGCTGTGTTTGCAGTAGATAGATTTGGAAGTGATTTTACAATTGATCCTACTGAGCAATTTGTTGGGTTACCTATTGCTGTAACAATTGTTCCAAAGGACAAGTCAGGAACACCTGTTTTTGACAAAGTTGATCCGGAGCTTGTTGCCTGCGTGACTGATGCTCTTAAAGCAAGAGCTACATTTGGTGAGGTTTCTGACTTTGTTTATGATGGTTACAGCTCCTTTATTGCAGAGTTAACTTCTGACACTGCTGGTGCCGGAGAGATTCGTGCCTTCATTGATGAAGAGGTTTTTGCTGAAGTTATCAATAGAGATAACGAGGCCTTGAACTCTGAAATCATAGATAGGGTTCTTGAGTATGAGTTCATTGATCAGACAAGTATTGATTACCGCAAGGATCCTGCGACCCGCTTTGGTCCTGATGATATTGCTGAGGATGGTAGCTAATGGTAGATCCTACTAGAGTTGAACTAGAAGAAGAGACTGCTGAGAGCATCATTGATGACTATCAGAGTATTGAGTTAAACATAGATGGTGACGGAGGTTTGATATCAAAATTCATTCGTCCTATCGATGAAATTCGAAGTAAGTCTTCTCCTGAGCCCACTGGTCCGTTGGATCAGCAGGATGCAACCCCGGCCAATGATTTAAAGGAAAGCAGAGCCCACGCTTTCTATAGGCTTCTTGGTCTTCCTACCATTGCGCCTAATGGTAAGTATTTCAGTCCTGGTTATGATACAAGAGTGCGAAGTGATTTATCTTTACAAGAGATTAGAGAAGAGATTAATGATGCCATCCCTCCAAATGTAAAGAGAGCAATCTCGGCTCGGGAAAGTGAGGCCAGAGAGCGGTATGCTTATTTTGCAAACAGAAGTGTAAATACCGCCGTCTATGGGTTGGCATTGGCAACTCCAAAAGGGCAGAAGCCGATCAATATGATTGACGCATCCATCAATGCTCTTGAAGAGGCAGATGAACAATTATTTGAGATTGAGTCTAGAAATAGTTTTATTACAACTCGGTTTATGCAAAAAGATGAATCCGAAATTACCAATACGTTCAGCTCTGTTCGTCATAAGTTGCGTCCATTTATGACAGATCCGGTAATTGATGCTAACGTATCTCCAAATTCTGGTTCGGCCAACGTTAGAATTGCAGCACCTTTTATCTCTGAAGATCAGGCAGAAGAATCTAAGGGCAAATTGCTACGCCGATGTGGTCTTGAGTTTATTTTGAGATTGCGCTTGAGAGAAAGAAGTCTAGAGGAGCTTGCCGAAGAGCAGAGTGATAATATTGATCTTTCACTCTTTCCTGACGAGATTGCTGTTAACGAATCGGTTCTTTTAAACACATTGTTAGAGCTTGGTATTTCAAGAGATGACATTTCTAAACTGTCGGGTTCTTCATTGCTGGATGTTCAAACCATTCAAGATCTTACTAAGACTTACAAGGGTTTAATAGGCGAGTATGTTGGAGCCATTGAAACTATTGAGAATGTGTATAAAGATATTAACTGGTCTCCTTTACCAGAAAAAGGTGGTCCGGAGAAGGGCACCAAGATTAACAACATCTATATTTCTCCTAAAAAATTTGAAAGTACCTGGGAGTTGAACCAGCGCATTTACAGGCTTGAACATAAAGCTGCAGTAGCGAAGCGCCAGGATGATCTAGGTTTAGATCAGGATGATGTTGAGCTTGGTACAAATAGATTTGCCATCCAGGCTTATCAAAATGTAGGAAAACTATTTGCTGAAGAGTTTGCTTCGGCAAAAGCCGAACTGGATCGTCAGGAAGCCATTGGCTCTAACGCTCTGAGAACCATAGAATTGATTTCTGGAGAGGTGAGTGGGTTAGGGCTTATTGATATCATTGCTATTTATATGGCTCTTTGGTCAGTACCGGTGAGTGTACTTCTCAATCTTCTAGATGACAGAGCAGCGGCCCGCCTTGGAAAGATAACTGCGCTGCAAACTTCAGATGTTATTGACAGAATTTCTGGAACCGGGGATGCATTGTCAGCATATGCTGATTTAGAGGAGCGGATCATAAGCATTCTTTCGTATGGAGATAGGCTGGTGAATCGATATCTCCAACAGGAGAATGTTGAAAATGATGGCGGCAGCCCATAGGGAGTATAAATGTCATTTGACCTAAAGCTATTTGGTGGGGATCTGGTTTTCAAGGATGGAGACTTTGATACGGTAGAAAACTCAGATAAGTTGGTACAGGATGTTCTTAAACTGGTAAGTACTCAGATTGGAAGTAATCCGTTCTTCCCTGCTTATGGCTCCCCGATTACACAGGCCCTCATCGGTACAGCGTATGAAACTGACTTTGTAGAAAATGTAGCCTCTCAGCAGCTCAGAGCGAGCCTTGAGCGTCTTCAAGAGCTGCAAAGGGACCAGGTTCGTCAAAACCAAATTGTAACGGCAGAGGAGCAAATAGCCTCCATTGAGAACGTGCGGGTTTCACAGGACCGCGCTGACCCCAGAAGATATATTGTTAACCTAACAGTCATCTCAAAGGCATTCCAGAGAGTTCCCGTTTCATTTGCTGTAGTTGCGTAAGTTAACAACGCATTTTTCAGCATTTGGTGAGCGGCTGGATATATGCTCTTTTGTAGCATTTGAGGTGAAATGGCAAGGCAACGAACTGTAAACGACATCGTTCTCAGCATTCTGGATTATTACAGAACTGCACAACCACAACTTGATTTGAAGCCTGGTCAAGTTGCCCGCGATTTGCTGGTTGATGGTCCAGCTGTTCAGATCGCTAGATTGTATGAAGAGCTTCTGCGTGTGCAGGATGCTCAATCACTATTTCTGTCTCTTGGATCTGACCTGGATGCCATCGCATCTAACTATGGTGCATCCAGGCGTCAGGGTTCTAAAGCAACGGGAATTGCTCTTCTCACCTTTAATGAGATCGAGGCGGATATTCCCATTAACTCTGGAAGTATTGTCACAGCCGCTAATGGGGCCTCTTTCACCGTCACAAACTCCCGTACAGTGTCTGTGATATCTAAGAACACCTACCGAGCTACCGCTTCTAAAAACCGCGCAGCGCTCGATTTCGTGGGCATAGATGATGAATTTGCGGTGGAGGTAACAGTAGAAGCCACCATTACAGGTTCTGCTGGTAACATTTCAAGATATTCTTTGAATAACACTACAATTCCTGGTGTATCTGGTGTGACCAATCCTGCCTCTTTTGGTGGAGGCGCTCCAGCCGAAACAGACTCTGTATTCAAGCGCAGAGTTCTTGGTATTTTCAGCGGTGCAAATACCGGAACTGAGACTGGTTATGTAAATACAGTCTTAGCAGATCCAGATGTTATTGATGCCCTTGTGGTAGGTCCTGGAGATGTGCTCATGACCCGTGATGGAACTGAAGTGTTCACGGCCGAGGATGGTACGCAAACTATCATTTCAGAAGGGCCGGGTGGTAAGGTAGATATTTTTGCCTACGGGTTTCGCCTCACCGAGATTCTCGACTCTTACATATATTTCGATCAGTCCAATCAGGATGATCCAACAGACATCTCCAATGACTTTGTACTTGGTCAGATTGATGGGGACGAAAATAAAACCGTTGCAAGAAAGCGCATCGATAACATCGCCGCGAATGAGCTTCCAAACCAACCGGTTACTAATATCCTCAATGTAACAGGATCTTCATCAGGCTCAAACTTTGTAGCAAGATCTGTAGACTCTCTGGGCAGAGTCTCTGGTAACTACCAGCTTGTATTTGATGATGGAGTATATGCCGGATCTCCATGGGGATTTGATCGTCTCCGATGGATTGATGATCGTATTAGAGATCTTCCCGAGGATATTACTAAGGGCAAGTTCAACTCACAAGACAGTACTGGATTTGTTGATGTTACACGAATTGGAAACATTACTCAAAACCTTACTGTTCAAAATGAAAATGCACAGGTTGCGGCAAATAACCGTTCTAGTATTCAGCTAGCTCATAAACCAATTAACTCTGTAAGCCGTGTGTTTAACCAAACCACAGGTGAGAGGTATGTTGTATCTAATCAGAACCCTGATGGTGGAGATAAGAATACAACTGGACGTATTACTATCTCCGGTTCTACTTTACCAGCAGTTTCTGACATTTTACAGGTAGATTACATTTGGGAGTTTGATTACGATCCTAACTGGGATTATGATAACCGAGTTAACTCCGATAACATTCGTGATGCGGTGGATTCTATTGATTGGGGTTATTCAAATGATGTTCGTCGTGAGGAATCTACAGTTGTCGCGGCCGGAACTCAGAGAACCATCACAGTCACTCATCCGGTAAATGCCGTAGTGAGTGTTAACACCTTTGAAGAAGAGTCAAATGGGGTTATTACTCTTGTAGGTGGTCGTCTTGCTGTGGTTGTAGCTCAGCAAGTTGTAGATGTCATTTCTGTTGTTCGCACCGGAGATGGGGCTGACCTTTATAATACTGGTGAAGATGATGGATCCTTCAGTTCATTCACAGTATTTTTACCAACAGATACTATTGCAGAAATAGGCGACATTGTAGATGTTAGGTTCAATTCTGAAGATAAGTTTGTAGTTAATGATGTAAGTGGATCTTTTAGTGGAAGTGTGATTACTCTTCCAGCTACCACAGATGCAATAGCTGGTACAATTGTAGAGGTGAATTATCTTGCAGATATTCGTCAGCTTGTTCCGGCCACAGCAATTTCTAACCTTCCTGTTTTTAGAGACGGTAATGGTTTCCAAAACAGTTCTGATACTGGGTTTGGCACCCAACCAACAACACATATTTATTCTTCCGGAACCACCATTGAGCGTAACCTAAGAAGAGCACCATCTAGATTGAAGATGACCATTGCAGGCACCATCTCTCCTGGTGTTCTTACTGTTGCCGGAACCTCATCTCAAGGTATTTTTGACGGTGTGTTTACAGCTAGCGCAAATGGTTTGACCCATGATTTGTCGTCACTTATTCGATCTGCTCTTGGCCTTAATAGTAACGAGTCTATTCCTTCTAATGTAGAGATGATTAGGCTTTCTAGCTTTGAGAGGGTTCAGGTAAATGGAGGTGAAGTCATAGCTGTTGAGCAGGAGTTTGATGTGTTTGGTTATGAGATTCGTAACAATGACTTTGTAAAGCGAGAAGCGCTAAGAAACACAGCACTTACTCCAACACAGGTAACCCTACCAAGTACACTGACTAATACTGAAAACTCACCATCTATCGGGGAGTCTTTCAGAGTAACATTCTACATTGGAACAACCAATGATACTGAAAGTATTTCTTTCAGCAAGAGCGGTTCGCTGTCAACTCAGAAAATCTTTACATTCGCGGACTCCATCTCAATATCCAGCGGTTTTACTTCAGGATCCTCACAGTCTGCTACGTTGACAGTTACCCCTCAGAATCAGCCAGCACAGGGATCTAGGTATACATCACTTTACGATTATCTAGCCCCAAAACCAAATGAGAGAATTTCGATTCGATATAACAAGAATCAGGCGATCACTGACAATACCTTCGCCATTGAAAGAACACGCCCAATTGGAGCAGATGTTTTAGTGAAGGGAGCGGTACCAATTCTGGTCAACATCACTCTGGTTATCGTTGTTAATCAGGGCTTTGAAACTTCAAGTACGGTGGTTGCACAAAACGTTCAAGATGCTGTTACTAACGCCCTCAATACGAACACTCTTGGAGCTATCGTTGACGAGTCTGATTTCATCAATGTTGCTTACGGTGTGAGCGGTGTGGATCGAGTAAGATCTACACAGTTTAATGTAGACGGGGAAGTTGGTAGGGTGCTTAGCATCTCAGCAGGAAAGAACGAATACGTTCAAGCGAACGTTGTGACTATCGAAGTTGAAGAGAGATAATGGCTAATCTTAGGATCCTAGACATAAATGCAGCAGACAGCAGAACAATCAAGGTCAGATTCTCAAGTGAACTGGCTAAAGATATAGGTGCGTCTAATGTAAGGATTGTTTCCGAGGTTGTTAATGTTCCAGATGTACAGGTTGAGAACGTTTCTTCTATTCAAGATATTCTCATCATTGAAACGCTTCCTCAAACACCATATGTTCGTTACAAAATTTTCTTTGAAAGTACAAATGCTGTTCGTTTCCGTAGCCTAGACGAAACCTCATTCCTTGTTGAAGATGGGCGTTCAAATACTGCTAAGATTATTGGCGCTGAGAACGATTGGAATCCAACTCGATCTGAGTTTGTTGGGTATCTTGGTGGACAACAGGGTGTCTATGACCTTTCAAGAGAAACAAAGGTTCGCTCCATCATTAACAACCTTGCAGATCTTATCAATAAGGGTCGTTGGGATGTTCGTCAGGCAAAGACTGCAAACTATCTTGAGTTGGAAATCAAGGATGAGCGCAAAACTCGTAGATTTGGACCATGGGATCGTCTTAATCAAGAAGGTGCTTTTGAGGTGAATCGTGTTGGCCTTACCCCAACAGACGAAAACCTTCCTGGAGTAATTGAATTTGATAGCTTCCCAAATGAACCCATTACTTTACAAAGAGAAATTGTTACATCTGAAACGCTTGTTCTTGGAGTTGGCTCGGGAACATATGAAAACCTCACTCTTACAGTAAATCGTAAACCTGTTACTAAGCTAACCGCTGTTCAAATTAGGTATGAAAACGGAGACATATTCAATTATGACATTCGTTCTTTCGGATACCAGATTCAAGACCCACAGTATGATCCATCATTTGGTCGTAGACTGATCACTCTTGGTGAGGATCAATTTAGACTCAGTGCAGAGCTTGCTGAGGATCCTTCGTTCAACCTCCCAGGCGGTGGGGACCAGATTGTCGTCAGCTATGAATACAAATCTCTTGGTAGAGTTATCGACTCCGACTCCGTTACTGTTACAGAGGTAATTGAACAGGTGCGTGAAGCAGCACCAGCACTAACCACCATGTTCTCCCTTGAGGCTCCTATTGTCACCTCGGGAGATTCTATCCCAACATCAGGTGGAGTTACCTTCTTAGATCCATATTCCGTTACTCCATTCAAGAACACTCACCCAGCATTCTTGCGTGAAATTCCTTTCCGTGAAGGAGGTCTTCCAGGCCGTGCCGGAGAATATTCTATAGACTACTCTACAGGTCGTGTCTTTGTATGGGGAGCTGAAACCAATGATGGTACTGGAGTTTTCCCTCCAGCAATGACCTATAATTACCGAAAGACCTACATTCCCAACCTGGACTACACTTACGTTCCAGAGTTTAGAGATTTGGTAGCTTCTCCTTTGCGTGAGCTTATCGGTAAAAATGCTAAAATCAATTATCTCTTTGAACAGACACTTGTTCCTGATGTAGATTACATTGCCAACGTACATGTAGAGAGCCAGAACGAACGCATTGAAAATCGTCTTGCGTCTTTGGACTCATTGTACACACAAAACTCTCCAATTACCAATGTTTTCCGCATTTACAACGAAACAACTGGAGAGCTATACAACCTAAGAAGGTTCACCAACAATCGTGTGTATTTTGATGCGAGGACTCCTCCAAGAATTAGTGATGCCACTCGTGAAAGGGCCACCTTCCATGTTGAAGGGAATGAGCCGCTGATCTTAGAGCGTGAGTTTGTGAATGTTCTGGGTACTAGAGTGTTCATGTTCCGAGTTCAAAACCAGAATATCATCTCTACTACTGAAGATGTTATTGGTAGTAGTTATAATTCAAGTGCTGAGTTTAGTCAAACAGACATTTTTACTCAAGAACTATACTACGATGCACAAGAACTAACAGAGGAAACCAACACCAACCGATTGATGGTTGGTCAGTATCAGATAAACTATCGTGAAGGTATTGTTTATGTTGGTGTTACACCCGGTCAACTACTTAATGTAGGAACTATCTCCTACAGGATACCAACCATTGATCCAAAAAACCCACATGTGGTTTCTGTTTCGGATGTTTACAACTCTATCAATGCTAACTTTGGACCTTCAAAGGTATTGGACTACGACTCTTTTGGTGAAGATCAGATTGTTCCAACTCCAACGTTGCTAGACTTCTCTGATGAACGTTATAGAATGAACGATACAACCAACCCTCTGATTGTTTTTGATGATCAGATTGTGGTTGATGATGACATCAAAAATGTGCGAGGCATATATGATGCTTTCGACCTAAACAACAGCGATGCTCCAACTAACTTTGCAGAGGCATCTACTTTTGAAGCAAATGTTATCACGCTTGATAATGTAGGAATTACCAAGACTGTCACTACAATTGTAACCGCTGGTCTGGTTATTACAGTTCCTTTCATTTCTCCTGGTATTGTCATAGGTACAGCACAAAGCGTAATACGTTCATCTGATGAAACGCAGCTGCTTGATGGTTATGAAAGCATCACTGGAAACACCATTACCCTTTCCGGAACGTCTGGGGCTGTTGTAAGTGATGTTGTAGAAGTTATTTACACGGTTGTTCTAAACAGCGCATCCACTCCTATTGTTGATTACAATCGTGGAGATTTCTTTGTAGATTACTCATACCTACTTGATGAGATTTTGGTGTCTTATGAGTGGGGTGACAATGTCATTGACTTCCGACAGAGCAACACACTTGAGGAAAATGACATTTACTATGTTACTTACTCTGTAGGTGCGCTTAGAAATTCTCTGCTTGAAAACTTTGGTTCTCTCGTTCGGGTTGAAGAGCTTCAAAACTTTGATGAAGAGTTAGATAGAGAGATTTATCGAGACATCTTGCAGGGTGCTCTTCAAACATTCACTCAGGGTCCAACTATCCCTGCAATGAAGCAGCTGATTGCTCAAGTTACGCAAATTGAACCGCGCATTGTCGAGGCCGCTTTCTGGTCACTTGGAGTAAGCTACTTAGAAAAGGTCACCTCTGAAGTGCTTGGTGCACCTTATTTAACAGTTGGGTGTTTTGATCAGGGTCTCGCAGTGCGCAATGCCGGAGACGGGGTAACATTACCAATCTCTAACAACCTAAGACTAGAAGAGGGTACTCTGGAGATGTGCCTTATTCCAGATTGGGATGGTATCGACAACGATGCAGATCTTACATTTAGAATACAGAAAGACGGCTATCTCCTACCAAGTACAGATGTCTACATTGGAGCGAGTTCTTTCAACCCAACATACAACAAAGAGGGTGAATTCACCATCAGCCGTTTGGACGCCAAGTCCCCAGAAGGTCTACCAGCCCTTATTTTCACTCAGACGGGCATCTTTATTTACTACGATCCGGACAACAAGCAGTGGAAGATGTTGGCAAAGGATCGTCCGGGGCCAAATGGTTCAGTCTATTCTGGTAACGTCACCTCCTCTGGTGAGTTCTATGATGTAAAGTTCATCCCATCTTTGGGGGAGCTTTCAGACGTACTTCGTTCCGGTATAGGAACCCTTGAATTTGAATTTCATCTAGATGGTTACGACGCCGCATCTCCAGACGGATATGACGGCTATGATGGCTACGTCATTCCAGGCTTCTCATTCGATGGAATTCAGTTCCTTTCTGATAACAAGCACTACTTTTTTGATTTTGGCACGAACGAATACCAGAACCGTTTTTCACTTTACAAAGATGGTAAGGGATACCTTGTCTTTGAGGTGTGGGACCGTGGTGGCTTGGGCGCAATCAAGCCAGATAGAAGATCGGTTTATCAGGTGAGCGCTGACATCCAAGATTGGATGGCGGGGCAAGAATATGACATAGCTATTTCTTGGGTACTAAACTCTGCAGACAGAAGAGATGAGATGCATCTTTATGTTAACGGGTTTGAAACACCTAACCTAGCGCGTTACGGTAACGTTCCATCAGTGGCTAGTACAAACCGATTCAGAACAGTTGTTCCAGAGCAGGTTGCTGGTGTCGTTGCCAAGAACTCTATTGTTGGAAATGACCTCGTTACTGCTCAAGGATCGGATACTGTTAGCTCTGCAAGTACAAACTTCTCTGGTGCTGGTATTTCGATAGGGGATACTATTGAAATTCTTGAACAGGGTTTCATGACGTATGTGATTTTGGGCATTTCAGGTAATGAGCTGACCCTTAATATGCCAATGCCAGCAACCCTAACAAATGCAAGATTCTCTGTGAATCCGGTAGAGTTCATTGTAGGTACAGAAATTGATGTTTACAAGAATATTGGCGTATTTGTAACAGATGGAACAACTGAAACAGAAATTCCTGGAACAAGAGCTAGTATTCCGTCTTACTCAATTGAGCGCAATACCCTGAACCAGCGAATTCTTAAGGTTTTAGGCAACATACAAACCGGAGATCAGATTCTCATTAAGACCTTTGGTTTGAACCACCGACGCTGCAGAGATGATGTTTATCTTTGGAGCCAAAAAAGCCTGTTGAAGACAGCCTTACCACCGCCAATTAACTTGGATGATGTAGTTGTCAAAACCATAGTTCTTCCGTTAACACCAATTGGTCCGGACAATGCAATTCTTGTAGGTTCTAATTTTGAAGCTACAATTACAGATGGATATACACAACCATCTAACCCTCTTGAAGGTCGTAGATTAGAGATTCGTGTTACCGGATCTAACACTGACTTTAGCACTCCCGTTGAAGTAACACTTAATGGAGATTCTTCTGGAGGTGCGTCCGAGACTATTACATTCTCTGCACCAGGAAAAAAGACCACTGTAAATAAGTGGCGTGTTGTTTCAAGTGTTGATGTACAGGTTACACCTATCGTTGACACGATGGATGCTACTGCTATTGAAATCAAGGACGCATACTCTATTACAGAGCCCGCTGGTAATATGATGTACCCAGTCATCAGGTTCTCTTATAGAACTCAAGCAGGGCTTGATCTACAGGGTGATGGTGGTCCAATTCTAGCAGACCCACAGGGATACTTCCCAGCCTCTGAGATTGGAAACCTTCTAGAGATCTCAGATCCTCCAGCGGTAGCTGGAATTTACAAGATTGAAGATCGTCTAGACAACAACACCATTCGTGTTGACAGGAATGTGGGCGCAGCATTCAGCTCTGGTGACTATGAATCCTTCAATGTAAGTATTGGGCGTTCTGGTTTCCAGAACGGATTCTTCTTTTTTGAAATGGCAGGGTTTACAAACATGCCATATGAGCTTCCAGCGGGCTATTATGAGTTTGATTATGCATCTTACCTTGAGGTGCCGTTCGATCCTCTTTGCCAGGTAGGAATAATTGGTAACGACATTACTCTGCAAAAGCCGGCAAAGGCTGTAATTGATGAATTCCGTATCTTGAACCGTCAACTTACAGACACACGCATTGGAGAAACTATTTCCCTCAATGAGCAGTCTATCACAACAGGCGCTACTAAGTTCGGACCTTTCGAAAAGGACCAAGACACATTAACATTGTTCCATTTCGAAGAACTTCCACCTGTCAATGATGCTGACTTCTACAAGTTCGCTAACAAGGAATACGTCCAGTCTGGCGAGTCTGTGAACTCAAGATTTGGACACTCCATTGTGGTTCGTGATCGTGGTCTTGTGTTTGAAAACAGAGGGCGTTTGGATACCTCCAATGAGGGTCTTATCGAAATGTGGATCTCACCACGGTTTGATACTTACAATGATCCGGTAATTAGGACTTACTTTGATGCTGCAGCGAATACGGTTGAAGATGTAGTAAGCCTGACCAAGGGAAGGGTGCGGGTTTCTCGTAGAGCAAGCCAGGTTACATATGTTCGTCTTGAGGGTGATACTAACTTACAGGGTACTGACTTCTTCAATGGCGGAACCATTGATGATGATGGAAGAACTTTGATTCTTAACACGCCACTTCCATTTCAGAACACACCAGTTCGTGTAGCTTATGTACCTACAGGGGTTCAGGGTGACAGAATTAACATCACGAAAGATAGAGAAGGGTTCATCGCATTTACGGTTACTGCCAGTGGCAAAACATACCAGACACGACAGCCTATTTTTTGGCCTCGCGATACCTGGCATAGAATCAGGGCGTCATTCAAATTCAACCGTCCTGATAACAAGGATGAGATTCGTCTCTTCGTTGATGGCGAGGAGAGAGGATCACTTCTTTTCGGTGCCGGAGATCTTGTGTTCGGGCAAGGCCTTATTTGGGGTCAATCAGCCGTAGGTGGTGTGACAGATCAGATCTACACAGCTGATATAAACTTCTTAGACACAGTGACTCAGTTTTCACTTGGTCAGGATTTCGCCGGGAACTTCGGAGCAGAGGCACGATTCGATAACGTAAAACTATCAAATAGGTCCATTGAACCATTACTTATTGCAGGTCAGCCAAGAGACGTTTACTTCAACACAGTCAAGGATTGTATCTTCCCATCTATTGATGATGCCTTTACTACCTTCTTGTTTGATTTTGATCAATTCGTAGAAAAAACCGAAGATTTCGCTGTTATCCGCGATCCTGCCTTTGGCATTTTCAACTTTGACATCGATATCATAGACTCTTTCAGCATAGTGACAGGGGATCCAAGGGTCCAAACTGTACTGGAAGCCTTAATAGATGCCCTAAAGCCAGCTGTTTCGAAGGTTGGCATCCAATACGTAAAGTGAGCTTATGACTATCCGTAATGATATTGGAACAATTTATGTTATAACAAACATAGTGAATGGTAAACAATATGTTGGTCAAACGTGGTTTAATATAAACATTAGACTTAAACAACACTTAAGACAAAAAAAGATGTGTAAAATTAGCTCGTGCAATTCAAAAGTATGGATCCAAAAATTTTTCAATAAAAGAAGTTGATAAAGCGCACACTCAAGAAAAATTAGATAATTTAGAAAAACTATATATCAAAAAACTTAACACTGTGACTTGTGGATATAATTGTACTGATGGTGGTCTTGGTGGAAGATTACAACCTGAAGTTATTGAAAAAATTAGAGCTTCAAGACTTGGCAAAAAAGCTTCAGATGAAACAAGAAAAAAGATTAGCATTAATAATAAAGCTGGGCAACTCCATGTTAGAAAAAAGATGTCACAATCTAGTTTAACAAAAACAGATGACACAACAAAATCTAAAATTATGAAATTGTTAAAGCAAGATATGACTCAGCAAATGGTTGCAGATTTTTTGGGAATCAGTCAATCTTATGTAAGCAGAATAGTTAATGGAAATAGGAGAGCGCTGTGACAATTAGAAAACCCGTTTCAATAATTCACAACCGATACTATGATGGTCAGAGAGTTGACCAGATAGATATGGATGTTGAGCAGGATCGTAACGTTGGAAAAGACGCTTCGATTGTGCAGAACCACTTTGGTTCTGGTATTTTACCTGCCTCAGCTTCTCAGAAGGTACTTTTTGATACGGATAACCTATTCCCTGATCAAGTAGCTCTCATTGCATCTAACGACTTCGACGGTACAGGTCTGTGCTTAGCAGATCAGCCATCAGATAACGTTCTAGGAAATCAACTTGAAGTACAGCTGTTAGATTCCGATCTAAACCTCAACGGCCTCTCAGAGGTAGGTGGTCGTTTAAGTACAAAAGTGCTAATTATTGGGCTAGATTTCCAAGGCAACCTTCAGTACGACAGATTCTATTTCTACCGAAAAGAGAGACAGATTACCAAGAAGCATTACGCTCAGATTTTGACCGTATTCTTCAATGATTTTTATGGTAACAATAACTGTTCACGACAGTTGGGTGGACGAGTCATTATTCGAGAGACATCATCTTTCCAGCTATCTCGTGATACTAGGATGATTTCACAGGATGTTGAGCCCAATCTCTTTTTCCGTGATTTCAAAGTCTCTAACACCACTGTTGGTAGCAACCCATCTGTTACACTAGCTCAAACCATTCAGGCTGGTATTGGTCCTGACTACAGCGTAGATGCTCTAGATATTAATACCACCGTGAAGCGTGATTTTGAGCTTGTTTCTGGAGATGTAACAACCTCTATTGCTCAGAAGTTTTTAGCAAAGACCAACAACATTCAGAAGATATCTATTCTTCTTGGTGTGCGGCGAGCCCAGGGTGTAAGTTTAGAAACACAATTTAACTGGTCTGGTGAATTGATTGTCAATGTGTTTGAGCTACAGAGTTCAGTAGATTGTCCAACTGATATTATCCCAGAATTGGCAATTGAATTTGATCCGAACCCAGTACCTATCACTCAGTTTAGTCTTGATCAGGCAACGCTAAGAGAGCAGGGGTATATCTTGTCAGATGTACTTCAGCCCATTGATTTGGTGTTCAACAATACACTTCTTGGCAGCACAACAAATCCAGTAATTGTACCTGGAAGATACTATGCAATATCCATTGGACGTGCGGGAGATGCATCTACCGGAACTCTCTTTACTGGTATTGGTAACTCTAAGAGTACAGATGATAGATTCTCTGTGTTCTCTAGTCAGTGGACCGACATTCCTGAAGAAGACATGTGGTATCAGGTATGGTCTGATACTGCAAAGATTGCAGATGGCCAGGCTTACGATGCTGGAAATGGAATGGAGATTCCAAAAACTGACATTAATCAGCTGGGCGCTACGATAGATTATGTTCTTGACCAGCAGCCATTTGCCGATACTGGTCAGAATACTCTTAACACAGCGATTGTAGAGGCTATCGCTGTACAGTCTCAACAAGAGCAGGATGAGCGTACTGGAAACCCAGTATTTGCGCGTCAGCAATTTGATCCATCATTTAGTTTTGCTACAAATACAACCCTAGCCACCCTACAAGACTCTTCAGAGCCTCTAATTGTTGGTTGTGCTCGTGATATCAATGCAAAGTCCAACAGTCCTATCTCTGACTTTCAGCCTTTCCCAGGATTGGTCAAGGGCAACGTCTTTACCATTGTCGATCCTGAACCTGATTTCATCTCTCAGCAGTTGATTGGTTCTAGCTTGATTCCTAACGATGACTGTGCTGGTATCGAATACAAGATTGTAAGGGTTATCCTTTGCACTGATGGGTATGGAGATGTAAATGGTGATGGTATCATCGATGATGATGATGTTATTCGAGCAACCCAGCTCATTGGTGAGTCTCTAGAGCTTACATCTACCCAGAGCAAGATTAACTCTGGCCAGGTTGATACCTTAGAGATACTTCGTGCCGATGTAGATGGTGATGGATATGTTACCACTGCAGACGTATCTCTGATTTCTGACTTTGTTGCTAGAAACATCAACTCATTCCCTGTTGGAGCTTCCTTCAGACATCTTGAGCTGACAGTACAGAATGCTACTGGACGTTTTGACGGGTACTATGATTGCGATGGGTACGTAAGGCTCGATGGCTATTGCGGTGTCAACATCGTCAACCCCGCAGATCTGAGCGATGCAGAGCTTGAGTACTATGGCTGGAACGGTTTGCCAGACATGGTTGCTAACGATCCTGCATTTGCAACCGTCCCATATGATACTTTAGCGTATCGAGTAGATCCATTACCATTCTGGCAAGACTACTTACTACAATTTAGCTCAGAAGCAAGGCTTGTTCCAGCTACATTTACGTCAACAGATGACCCTCAAGTACTATTTGATAACGATGGCAACTGTATTGGTAATGAAGTTTCCACATGTGGTGCTGTTTTTGACCTTGGAGACTCCTGCAACCCAGGAAGAAACGACTTCTTCGTCCCTGATAACCTTATCATTGGCAAAGGACAGATTCTTAACACCCAAGGTGACCTGTTCAAGCAAGATTTTGAGGTCAAAACCATCACTCTGGAGTTACCAGAGAAGCAGTTTGCTCAGGCCGTGCTCAATGTGTTTGAGAAATTGGTTGCAGACTCCGGAGATGGTTTCACTTCTGCGGGTCTACCAGCTGCTAAGTTCTCAGATTGCTCTACGGTGCAGTCTGATGCACTTCTGAAGAACCAGATCCGCTTTGCTGTGGCTATTCAAAGCATTTATCCTAACCTGGACGGGTACGACGAGGATGGATATGGCGTAATTGTGGACAATATCATTGGTGTAAACATGTCTCAGGCAACGGGTATCATGACTTTGAGTATGAAAGACATTGCTTACGACTCAATTTACGCAGATTTGAGGACCAAGATCGAAATTACGGTCTATCTCAAGAAGGCGGGTTGGAATAACACCAATACTATCATCCCATTTGACCAAGTTGAGGGTTTGTTCACGACGGGTGTGACGTAATCTCTTTCTAAGTCGAGAACTTTACCATAACAACAAAAACTGTTGTCTATGAGAGTTAAGATACAGCAATTTCTATTCGGGGCCAATCATAGCTGGTCGGTTGTCGGTATGAATTTAGGTCGTGCTTTCATTAAATTGGGGCATGATGTTGAGTTCGTATCTACAGATGGCAAATTTGACAGGTATATCCCGGATGATATCCGAAAATACGTCCGTGATGAGCCTTCTGGGACCTATGATTGCCAGATAAGTTACACAGCGCCTCACAATTGGCCTGCGTACCTCCAAAACGGCTCTAAAAACCGTTTTGGCATCTGGAATTACGAGTACAACAACAAAAAGTTCGATGATAAGTACCGAGCGCTCTTGAAAGGGTTCGCAAAGTACTACAAGGCCACAGATATGGTCTTGCCATCATCAAATTTTACACATGAAGTGTTTCAGAGTATGGGAATCCCAGATGAGAACATGAGAGTAATTCCTCATGGTATCAATTTGGAAGACTTTACAGGAGATGACACTTGGGAGTTAAAGACAACAAAGAGTCGTAAGGTACTCCTCAACATCGCCCAGCCCCATCGTCGAAAGGCGCTTCATTTGGCGTTTCAGGCATTTGGAAAAGCTTTTACGAAAGTAGACGATGTATGTTTGGTTGCAAAAGTGTTCAAACAGAACAAGGCTAACCATAACTTTGATGTAGACTTCGATAGCATATTTAAAACTTTCAAAAGGAAGT